TCAACCCTATCAATTCCTTCGACGAAAGCCCGATCTGACGGAAGCCGATGGCCGCAGCCCCGCCCCCGGTCTCCAGATCGTACATGGCGACCTGCATCTTCTTTAGACCCTTCCCCAGAGCCTCGACCCCCACATTCGCCAGATCAGCGCCGAGCCCCAGGACTGAAAGGGTATCGACCGAGATCCCTGTCTTCTTGGACAGCTTCGCCATCTGGTCCCCGGCTTCGATGGCGCTCTTGGTGAGGTCCACTAGCCCCCTGACGCCCTCCGCAAGACCGATGGCGGGGATGAGACCCTTCAGGTCGCTCATCGCCTCGCCCATTAGCTTGAAGCCACCCCCGCCCTTCTTGGCATCGTCACCAGCCTTCTTCGCTTGGGCGGAGACCTTCTGCAAGGCGCGGACCACTTCGTCCACGCCCTCGGCAGATAGCTTGACTCGGATGTCTGGGGCTGTGGCCATCGGTTCAGTCCTTCAGGATGTCGGGGACCTGGGGGGGCTTACCCTGCTCCTTCTGCCACGGAGCGAGGATCGCGAAGATGACGGTCTCCTGGAAGTAGCTTGCTCGGGCTTCCTTCTTCAGCTTCTGTTCGTAGGACAGGAGGGCTTCACGCAAGGGCCAGGAGAGGACGACTTCAAAGCGATCTGGAGACCAGCCGGAGAGTTCACGGACCAGAAGATTCCAGTCCCCGAAATCTACTCCCCAGCGTTCTCGCTGGGGCTGCTGGGTTCGGGACCGTCCTCCACTCCCTCGGTCAAAGAGCCGTGGGAAATCTTCAAAGAGGCGATCCCGGACCTGAAAAAACCTATCAGCATGGACGCGGTCAACGGTTTCACGGCGTCCTTGTCCTCCTTCGCGGTGAGCAGTTCGATGTGCCTCGTAACCTCGGCAGCGGTCGCCGGGGTCCAGTCCTTCATGTCCAAGCCTTCGGGGACCAGCAGCCCCCCGAGCAGCACGAGGGCAAGGTCGGAGTCCATCAGCCGCCCCAAGATCTCGTCCACGAAGTCCTCGACGGTTGTTCCGGGCTTGGCCTCGATGCGGTTCAGGCCTGCCTTCCGTGCTTGACCCATCAGCCAGAAGTCATGCCGCACGGTACTGTTCTCCACCCGCACGAATCGGCGTCCCCCGAGTTCTACTGCTTCGCTCATTCCATCCTCCAGAAATAGGGGCGAGGGGTTGAGTCCTCGCCCCGGTTCATTCATCCGATCTCAGGCTAAAGCTGCTGGGCCTGGAAGAACTGGTTCCCTGCGGCCTGACTCGTATCCTGGAGGCAAGCAGCCTTGAAGCCGATCTCGGCGTAGTCGTTCCCGATGAAGCCGATAGCCCCGTCAGGCTGCATGGACGCCCTCCAGACATCGACGACATAGCGGGGCCCCACGGCGTCGGTCGCGCTGCGGAACCGCAAAGCACCAAGCAGAAGGGCGTTCGAGAGGGCCTGGACGATGGGAGTCGTGATAGTCGGGTAAGTGCCCGTCCAGAGCAGCGTGTCCCCGTCAGTGATGTTCGTCGCACCGGGGAGGATGGTGATGAGCCCGGAGTCGCTGTCATAGGTGTAGTCCGTGCCAGAGGTCAGCGCGGTCGAGGGGGACTTCTTGGCGGAGGTCACAACGATCTTCCGCTTCCCGGTGTCGAGGGCGGAGCCCTTCTTGACGATGGCGGGGGCGGTGGTGAGGTCGGTCGCGGTGCCCGTGGTCTGGAGACCCGCGACAGTCGTCGCGCCCAGGAACGCGAGAGCCACATTCTCAGGATCGAACTCGTTGAGCGTGAGGGACACAGAGGCACCCGTCTGGACGACAGCGCGGGAGAGGAGGCCACGGGCCCCGCTCATGCTGCTGTACTTCTCGACCGTGTTCACATTCGGGTCCAGTTCGAACTTGGAGCAGTTCCCGAGGTGCCGCCACTGGGTCTTGTTGCCGGAACTATCAAAGCGATTGAACCAAATCTCGCCAGCGCCGAGATAGAGGTTCGCGGTGGACGGGGTAGCCATTGGCTAGTCCTCCTTCTTGGAAATGACGAGCGATTCAAAGGGAGTGGATTTCATGGTAGGACCTCCGGGTCGATGGTTTGGGTCGCGTAGAGAATCGTCAGTTCGATGTTCCCCCTGGCATAGTCGGCGTCGGGAGCCCCGCTTGCCGTCCATTCCAGAAGGGTCTCCTGCGTGTCCTTCGCCAGCTTTCCGAGGGTTCGATCTGCGAGGCAGGACTTCACGACCCAGGTCAGCATGGCGTCCACCATTTCGTCGGAAGGCGAAGCCCCCGACGCCCGACATTCGATCCGCACCGTCAAGGTCCTGTTCACCACTGGGGACCGCAGTTCGGGCAGGGCCCGTTCCACGCTCTCCTGGATGGGATAGACGATCATCGACGGAAGCTGGGAGGGCTCGAGCGAATCGAGCCTGAACTTCTCGACGGTGACGCCGGACGGCTTCCCCGCGCCGTTCAGCGCGGAGATCAAGAAGGTGAGGATCTGGGATCGGATGCTGCTCATGGCGCTACCTGCTGCACTGGATCTGGGTCAGGGCCCCGTCGTCCTGGCGGACCCGGTCTGTGACCGTGACCGTGACCCCATCGACGACGAGGGTGTCCCTGACCTTCAGTGTGGGAAAAGCGTTCGAACGGACGGTGACTTGGAACATCCGCCCAGAGACTCCGATGTCTGTTCCCTGGAGGACCAGTTGATCGCCCAGGTCGAGCAGACCCTTCCCGGTCTCAGCGCCGTGAACTACATCCACGCCTCCAAGTCCGGCAAGCATTGGCTCGATGTCGGAGTCCCTGAGAAATGCCATCGACTACTCCGGGGTTTCTTTGGTCTTGGTGGCGGGGTCTGCCGGGGGAAGGTTCTCTCCCTTGCGGATCGCGTCCATTTCCTTGACCAGTTCCAGCACCTCGTCCCTCGTCAGCCTCTTGTCCAGCTTCACGCCGAAAGTCTTCTTGGCGATGTCCAGGAGTTCGGGCTGAGTGAGGTCGTCGAGCGTGAGTGCCGGGGCTTCGGATTCGGCCAGCCTGGACAGGACACCATCGGCCAGGAACACTTCCGCGTCCACGTCCGAAAGTTCGATGACCATGCCGGCCTCCAGGGGCTGCTCGGTGAGCCCCTGGAGTTGCCAGTTCGCGATGAACTTCGCCATGAGACCTCCTAGGCCACGGCTGCGCTGAACAGGTAGCCAGCGTCAGACGCCAGTACGAGTTCCTTCACAGACTCACCCACGCGAACGCGGGTGCCGCCACGCATACCGATGGAGGGATCGTTCTCGACGGTCCCGGCGATGCGGGTTCCCCACTGCCCGGTGATGCCGAAGGTCATGGCACCCTGGGCGCTGTTGGCGTTCGGGTCGATGTAGAGCAGGGCGGCGAACTTGCCCCAGAGCCGAGCCATCGTGGGGGTCTGGCCGCGCTTCGAGCTGTTGCTCCAGCCCTTGCCGACGAGCAGGTTCTCGATCTCCAGGAGGTCGGCGACCTGCTGGAGATTCACGACGCCAGCGTTGTTCGTGTTCCCCAGGATGGCCTGAACGACCTTGGGGTGCTGGCGGAGGATGGTCCACACGGCCTGTCCGATGACGAGGCTGTTCGGGCGAACCAGCATCCCGTCCATTGCGGAGAGGATGGCGGTCACGGGATTGCTGTTCGTGTAGTCCGACCACTGGCTCGTGCCGGAGAGTGTGGCCTTGTTCGCGGCGGGATAGGTCGCGGCGTTGAACACGAGGTTCGCAGCGCGGGTCTCCCGATCCAGTTCCAGCAGACTCGTGATGAGTTCGGTGGAACGGGCCTGGGGGTCGATGGGCATGACGCCCTGCGCGGCCTGGGCAGCTTGCGCGGCCTGGACATCATAGCCGGGGATGAGGTCTTCCAGGGCATAGTCCTGGGTCGAGGCGCTGGCTTCGGTCGCGGTCCAGTCGATCTCGTTCACGGCGGACTTGGGGCCGACCTTCGTGTCGGGCACGGTGAAGGCATCTTCCTGCGTGAACTTGCTATACTTGAAGGTCTGGCTGTCCACCGGGACGCGGGGGAGGACCAGATCCGCGATCATCTTCTCGTTCCGATAGGTCAGAGCGATGGAGGTGAGGCGGGGCTGAATGACGAACGGGGTCTGAGACATTTCATGTTCTCCTAGAAGGGGGAAGGATCAGGGTCAGGAGATTAGCCCTGGAACGACCCGGCCTCGATCATGACGGGGATGACATCGCCGGACACGCCAGAGATGAGAGCGATCCCGATGACTCGGACGTTCGTGCCAGCGGAGGCAGCGGCCAGGATGCCGAAGCCGGAGGCGTCGGACATGAGCAGGTCGCCACGGGTGACGGTGCCGCCCAGCTTGAGGTTCGCGATGCCGTCCTGGATGACATCGACGGGCTCACCGGAAGCAGCCGCGAACTCACGGGTGATGCCGATGCACTTGTCGCTAGAGGCGGCGGCGAGGACGACATCATAGTCGTTCGTTCCGGGCTTGACGATGGAATAGGCGGTGATCGCGCCGCCAGCGTTGTAAGACTTGACGAGACCGAGATTCGCCATCTTAGTTCTCCTTCGTGACGAAAGCGACGGCTTCGGCCGCGCTGATGGTGATGCCCTTCGCCTTCTGCTCGGCCTGGTACTTCCGGGCGGCATCGGCAACGACGGCGGGGTTCTGTTCCTTGGTGGCTTCGGCCTTGGGCTCGTCAGGGCTGGACGGATTCAGCGGCTTGGGGGCATCGGCCTGGAGGTTCGCCAGGGCGGAGGACCGCAGGTTGCGCTCTGCGGCGTTGACGGCCATCGCAGCCTCGGGGCCCGTGGTCTTGCCATCGAAGGCAAGGGTCTCGATCAGGGCCTCGTGACCGGGGAGGATCTGGGCCCGGACATCAGCGATTCGCTGACGCTCGGCAGCAGCACCCTCGGCCATGATCTCCTCGCGGCTGGGCTGTTCCACAGCGGCCTCGAGGATCTGGGGGTTCTGGGGTTCCATGTGGTTCTCCTTTGGGGATTCGGAAGTCGTGGAAGCACCGTCCACGGTGTCGGGGTTCTCGGGCTCCAGGACCGCTACCGCAGCCCGTCGTCCCATGTCGAACTTCATCGCTCCCTGAGAAAGAGAGCCAACCAGCGCGGAGAGACTAGAGACACCGTCTGCCAGCCCCGCGTCGATGGCCTTCTTGCCCATGAAGATCCTGCCGTTCGCCATTCTGTCGTGGACATCCTGCATGGAAGCAGCGCCACGATTTCGTGCCACATCGCCGAGGAAGACCGAATAGATCTGGTCCACTTGGTCCTGGATGGTTGCCCGACCCTCGGGAGTGAGAGGGGCGTGATTCGACGCGACTCGCTTGAACTCGCCAGCAGTGATCTCCGTCACCTTGACGCCCATCTGCTCCTCGGCCTTGGAGACATCGACATGAGCCGCCACGACACCGATGGAGCCGAGGACGGTCGTGTCGCTGGTCATGTAGATTGCGTCGGCGGCAGACCCGACCCAGTAGGCGGCGGAAGCCATCATGCCGTCTGCCAGAGCGACGATGGGTTTCTGCCCACGGGCCGCGAAGATGGCGTTCGACAGTTCCTGAGTCCCGTCCACCGAACCGCCAGGGGAATCCACATGAAGCACGATGGCCTTCACGCTGGGGTCCTGGACGGCCTGATTGAAGTTCGCTTGGGTCTTTGCCATGCTCGTGCCGCCGAACAGGTAGGAGAACAGGGTCGTCCCTTTGGTCAGGACGGACTGGACCTGGATGACGGCGACGCCGTTGATGTTGTCGTAGGGGAGCGCCGGGGCGTCCCCGCCCAAGGCCATCCGCTTCTGGATGGCCTGGAAGTCGATCTTCGGGCCCCGAATGTGGGCGTCGTAGATCGAAACGACTTCACTCAGCTTCTCCCCAGGTAGGGCCCAGGGTTCGGTGAGAATGTTCAGAATCTTCACGCGACCTCCAGAAGCAGAATGAGTTCTTCGATGTTGATTGTTTTCGACCGTTGCGTCGTGTTCCCGGTGATGTTGGCACTCGCGCCTTCGGTTGGCGAGGATAGTTTGCCTATCACGGGGTCGGGGACTGGGGCGATCCAGACCAGCCTCCCTCCGGCCCGACGACGAGATCCGCCCCCGCCCGAACCCGTCAGCGGCCCCTGGGACCCCTGCTCCATGTGGAGGACGGCGTCCTCAAGGACAGAGGAGATGGTCCCCGTGATGGCCGTCGTGACTGTCCCGGTCATGGTCAGGGCTGCGGGGTCCGTCGTGGAGGACAGAACGCCCAGGGTGGACACAGCCCCGGCGAAGGTGGCGGTCGCGTCCGCAAAGGTGGCAAGGATCGTCCCCGTGACCCCTGGGTTTCCCACGGTGCCAACCAGGTTCGCGGTAGCCCCTGCGAGGGTGGACACCAAAGCCCCGGCACTCTGGACCCCACCAGCCAGGGAAGCGGTCGCCCCCGCCAGGGTGGAAGCGATGGAGCCCACGGACTTGACCAGCCCAGCGAGTGCAGCAGCCGCGCCGTCCAGGGTCGTTCCCAGGGTGCCAGAGACCCAAACCATCCCCGTGAGCGACGAGGTGGGCCCCGCCAGGGTGGAGGCCAGGGAGCCGGAGGAGATGACCGAGCCCGTGAAGGTGGCGCTGGGCCCATCGAGGGTGCTGGTGATGGTCCCCGAGATCCCACCAGCCGAGACCGTCCCGGTGAGGTTCGCCGTCGCCCCGGCCAGAACGGATGCGAGAGTCCCGACGTCGAAGACGCCGCCCGTCAGGGACGTGGTCGCATCATCCAGGGTCGCGGCGATGCTTCCGGTGACGTTCCCGGACGACCGCTGAACCGTGGGATCGCCCATAACCACGTTCTGGGGCGACGCCGCGCCTGGGTAGAGCCAGACGTTTGTCACGTTGCCACCAGCGTGTTCACGGTGGTGCCAGCGACGTCAGGGGACCCCGGCTTGTAGGCGACGATGTAGAACGGGCCTGACCCCGGATTGTCGAATCGGTAGTTTCCCGCCGCGTCCGATATCGTCGTCAGGGTGATTCGATCCCCGCCCGTCTGAAATAGATCGACGGTGACGCCGGCAAGCGGATTGCCTGCGGAGTCCATGGTCACTCCGCTTATGAACGTGTTCGCGGTGCTGAACGCCGGGGACCTGAACGGCATCGTCCGAAGGAACTGACGGCCAGGTGAGACCATCGCCCCAGGACCCCCGACCCTTATGACGCCGCCAGCACCCCCGACCGCAATAGGCATCCGTCCCCCTAGTTCAGCGCGTCCACGCGGTAGCCGTGAACGGTAAGGGAACCCGTCGCGACGGTCTGCGTGAAGAAGACGTCGAGCGCGTTCGCGGCGGTGTTATCGAAGCCGCCGCCGACGGCCGGGGTACCGACGGGCGCAAGTAGTACACCGTTACCGCCAGCGGATGGGAGGGCCGCGCCGACAAGCGCCTCGGATGTTAGCCGAGAGATTCCCATGAAGTTCGTCCCTGTCGAGTTACCGACGGCGCGGCAGGTCAGCCAGCACTCCCAGAGGAACGGAACGGTCGTCTTCGCGACAACGTTCAGGTTCAGCGCCCCGGTGTCGAAGACAATGATGGTTCCCGACGGACCCATTCGGACGTCGAACCGCGCCGTTCCGGGGGTCGTGGCCACGCATGAGATACGACCGTTCAGGACGATCTTTAATTGCTTCCCGACGTAGAAGTAATTATTCGGGAGGATGATCCGGCTCGGGGTGGGGATGCACGAAGCCGCAGCCGCTGCGGTGAGGGTCGGCCCGTCCACGGTCCCGCTGACGATTGTTTCCTGCCAAGTTTGGAGAGACATTAGGCGTTCCCTTCAGTTAGCGTTCCGTTGGTGATCGAGACCGTCTGCCCCGTCGCGATGGTGGTCGAGTTGAGGTTGATGTCAGCACTACTCGTTCCGACCGAGCCGTCCTGGACGAAGACCCCCGCGCCGTCCTTGAAGCGGCACCACGTCGCGCTGGTCCCGGCCCCGGCCCCGGCCGTTCCGGTTCCGTTGGAGATCGCCGAGAAGGTCAGGACGCCGTTCGTCACGGTCCCAGAGGGCTTGGACAGGGTGCAGGTTGCCAGGAGGACAGCCGCGCCGATCCCAGCCCCGGTCGCGGGGCGGGTGCCCGAATAGATCTCGATGAAGCCGGGGGATGCGTTCTTGTCGAGGTCGTTGAGGATGGCTGTCATGCGGGTGTTCCGCAGGGTCGTGTTCATGCCGAGGGTCATGGTCTAGTCCTCCGAGACTTTGTAGCCAAGGGCTTCCCCGTCGGGGCCGCGCTGGATCTGAATTGACTTCGTGACGGAGGCACCGGGCTTGGGGGCTTCCATCGTGACATTGAGGGTCACTGGGGGCATCGATACATTGATCTCGGGCATGTGGATCTGGGGAGCCGCCACCGAGACCTCGGGGCAGTTCACGGTCACATCCGGGGCTGCTGGAGCCTGGGGCTGGACCTGGGGCTCGGGATACTTGACGGCGTGGGCGATGGCCATGAGGGACTGGCCTTGGGCATCCAGGGCCCGGAGGATCGCGGTGTTCTCGCCCGGTGCCTTCGGATCTTCGCTGTCCTTCCCGTCGGCCTTCCCCTCGGGTTCCCCCTTGGCGGCGTCCGGGTGCGTCATGTTCGGCGCGGCCGCTCCCGCCTGGGGTTGAATCAATCCAGCGTCGAGTCGCATCTTCCGTTCCTTGACCTGCTGGCGATGGGTGGTCTCCCAATCCATCCCGGTGATCGCGGCGGTCTCCGTCGCCAGATCCGACACGCCCATGTCCAGGCGCATCTTCGCGGCGTCGGCTTCATCCTTCGGGTTGATCTGACCTGGGCTGTCCCCGATCCACGACGCGGCGGCGTAGGCATGACGAATCGCGGGGTCGGCGAAGTATCCGGGGGCCTTGATCCGACCCAGCGCCACGGCCTCGTCCAGCCATGTCTCATAGATAGGTTGGCAGAAGGAAGTGGCCAGCCAAGCCCGACGACCCTTGAAGAACCGCCACGCCTCCAGGAGAGAAGCACGGGCTGCGGAGTAGGAGGAGTTGAAGTGCTTCACCAGCACCTCGAACGGGACCTCCAAGGCGACACCGATCTGACGAAGGACCGCCAGGACGAAGGGGTCGAAGTTCGCGTTCGGTCGCTTTGGATCTGCGATGACGATGTCCTCACCTGGCCCCAGGTCGATAACAGCCCCGGACGCCAGCTTGAGATCGCTGTCCTGCATCGTCGCGCCGGTCTCCGCGCCCATTGTCCCCGGCAGACCTGGGATGAGCCCAGCCCCGTTGGACTTCACGAACACGGTGAACAGGGCCGACACGACAGCCGCTTGCAGTTCCGCGTCCGAATAGGTTCCCAGAGACTTGAACGCCTCGATTACGGGCGCGAGGTAGGGGATGCCCCGGTTCTGGCCTGGGCGTGTTCGCCGGAAGTGGTGAAGGACATTCTTGCGGCCCGTCTTGCTGCCGAAGGCCGGAACGATGTCCCAGAGCCAGGACTTCGAATTCATGAAGTCGCCAGGGTGGGACTGGAGGATGTGGTAAGCCTTGGGAGCCCCGTAGCCGTCCAGTTCAATGCCACCAGCCAGGGACACCGAGTTCGCCGCCATCTGCTTGTTGCAAACCCGGTCGGCTTCAATGATCTGGATTCGGGTCGAATAGGTCATGTTCCCCACGGGGACCATCGGGAGGAGCGTGAAGGCGTCCCCCGATTCCAGGGTTGAACGGAACACGAGGTCTTGAAGTTCATAGAAGGTTTGCGTCCTGGTCAGATCGCAGTCGGACGAATCAGCCCAAAGGCTGAATTCACGCTCGGCGTCCTCCTGCCACTTGTCGGCCTCCTTGTCCTCCAGCCCCAGGAAATCGCGGTCGATCCTGGACTGAAGGGTGAGCCCAGAGCCCACCACATTCGACACGACCGTCGCGATGACGCCCCCGGCGAGTGGCTGGTTCCGAATCAGGTCTCGAGACCGCTGCCGGAGAAGTCGCAGGTCCACAAGACTGTCGGCGTTGGCCGAACCTGGGGATGTGACCCAGGAAAGCATGGACCTGCGATCCGTTCGGGCCCCAGTCCAGGCACCCAGCATCGCGTCGAACATTCCACCCTGGGCCCGGTTCTTGATCCTCTCGGCACCACGCGCCGGGTCGAAATAAGAGATCGCACGGTCAAGCAGGTTCGGACGCACTTTCATGAGACCCCTGTCGTCTTGGTTCACTCTGTCCCCCGAAGTGGCCGTTCGTGCAGAAGATAAGCCGGAACCCTCAAGCCGTGGAAGCGTAGAATCCCTCACCCAAGAAAAAGCCCCCCCTGGGAGGGGGGGCTCGGTCCGGGAGGAGTTCGGACCACTGGCGGGGAGCGACCGCCGAGGGGGAGTCTAGCAGGGTGTCACGCCGCGAACCCGGATGCCACGCTGTCCACTGTTCGCGGTGAGGCGCTGGACCATGCCGTCCCAGTACTGGATCTGCTCCCGAATCTGCTGGAGATCCGCGAAGCGCATGGTTCGGTTCCCGATGGTGTAAGCCTGACCAGCGGCGACGGCTGTCTCAGCAGTCAGCCAGGAGGTGAGGTGGGCGTTCGCGGTGGTGAGGTCGATTCCAGCCATGCCGAGAAGGTAAGCGAGGCTCCCCCTTTGGTCTAGCGTAGAATCCCTCACCCAATCCCAGGCGAACGGACTCCACGGGTGCGGCGTCCAGGCAGCGGGGCTTCTCCTCGGATGGCTGCAGCCAGGGCCCCGAGGTCCCTGAATGTCACGGGGTCGATGAAGTTCTGGAGGATGAACAGCCCCGCCAGGGCATAGACCTTCAGATCCAGAGCCTCGTTCCGCGTGTGGGTCTTCACCCAGACGACCTTGCGAACATGGGTCTTCTTGTCGGTGACGGTCAGCTTCTTCTCGGAAGTAAGCTGGGCAAGGTATTCGTCATTCGCGAGATGGGTCGGGAGATGAATCCAGCCCTGGGGGAACGGAGCCCCCGGCTCGGGCTTGGGAAGCTGGAGGCGGGAGAAGATGCGCTCCTTCGCGGCGTGGGTCGCCACGGTGAACAGACGGACGGCGTGCCGCTTGCTGGCACCGTCTTGGACGAGGATTGGCCTCGCGTGGAAGTCCACGCCTTTGATGGCGAACACGCGGTCCCGAAGGTTCTGCCGGGGGAGAACATAATCGTAAACCGCGTCCGTCTGGTCGCCAGAGTCCACGAGGAGGATGATTGGCCGCAGGAGGGTCCCGCAAGCATGACGCCACTCCCGAAGCCGGAACTCCTCAAGCTGCTCCCAGACCCCATGATCCGTCGATGGGTCGCCCCAGAAGACCTCACGGTGGATGAGGTAGGACTGTTCCCCAGCAGCCCAGCCCTCGATGGTGGCTTCGATTCGGTTCCCCTGGACATCGGCCTGGGCGGTGAGGACAGCTACCTCGTTCGGGATGACATCCTCCGGCCACTCCTCCAGCCGTGCCGCGAGACCCTTCGCTTCAAGAATGTCCCCCGACTCCTCAAAGGTCTCACCGAGGCGAAGATTGATGAACGCCCGTAGCTTCTCCCGATTGTCTTGGGCCTCGTGCCACTCTTTCGCCAGGATCGCCCAGTTCTCCTTCCAGGGCGAATAGAGCGCATTGATGTGGAAGCCCACGATCTCCCGGCCTGGGCACTCCGCGATCCACTCCCCGGCGTCCAGCATCCGCTGCTTGTAGCGTTCCTCGATCCCGACACCGCAGCCCTCGCACATGAACCGAACGGTCTCGGGGATGGGATAGCCCTCAAGGTCCTTCTCCCAGGTGAGCCGATAGACCTTCGTTTCCTCGTCCCGCCACCGGAGGACCTGCATGAAGCCGCAGTAGGGGCAGGGCACATGGAAGCGGCGGCGGTCGGAACGGTCGAACAGGTCCTCGATCTTCGAGAATCCCTTGGGTTTGGCGGGGGTGGAGCCGTAGAGAATCTTCGCGTCGGGATACTGGTCCGTCCGGCGTTCACCGATCTGGAGCGGGTCGCCCTCCCCACCGACATCATCGTCGTAGCCGTCCACTTCATCGAACAGCAGGAGGGGGATAGGGTCCGAGCGCAGGTCCTTCCCGGACCCGGCGTTCGCCAGCTTGACGAAGCCACCGGGGAAGACCTTCATCTTCAGGGTGTTCCCACCGTCCCGAGACTTGGCTTCCCGAACCTTCGACCGGAGGCAGGGCGTGGCCTCCACCATCGGGTTCAGCCGCTTCCTGGCGTACTCCCGAACGATGTCCCCACCGGGGAGGACCATCATGATCGGCTTCGGATCGAGGTCGATGGTGTAGCCGATGAGATTGTTCAGGACCGCGTCGGTGTAGCCGATCTGCGTTCCCTTCATGACGGCGATCTTATGCACCGATGGGTCGCAGAAGACATCCATCATCTCGCGCTGAAACTTCTCCGCCCGGAAGGGCCCTGGCCTGGAGGTCGTTCCCCTGGGCATAATGCGGTTCGCCTCGGCCCACTGGGAAACGGTGATGTCTGGCGGGGGCTCCCAGAGCCTTCGAACCCGGTCGTGCGCCCCATCAAGAACCGGGAGGGCCGTGGGGTGGGTCTCGAACATCAGTCCGCCCCGGTTTTCTTCTTCGCCTTGGCCTTCGCCTTCGTGGTGGACTTCCGGTTCGGTTCCTTCTTGCGGTCCACCTTCGCGGCCTTGGGCACCACGGGCTGCGGCGACGAGTCCGAGAGGTGAGACATGGCCTCACGGACCCGCTTCTCGATCTTGGCCTGAACCATGACGCGGGAGGTCTCCCCCACCACATCGGCAGCGGCCCGCGCCGGAATGGACATCATGCGGGCCTTCGTCTCCATGACCAGTTCGCCCAGGATTCGCTCGTGGTCCTGAATGCTGATTGTCTCCATCCGGGCCCGCGCCAGTTCCATCTCGGCTATGTCGGCCTGGGTCGAGAGCAGCCGCTTCCGTTCCCCCCGGATGCCCGAGGAGGTCCCATCGGCGTTCTCGCTTTCCTTGTGCGAGACCATCCGGCGAACCTTCCCGAGATACCAGTACATGCACCGGACGGCGTCGTATTGACCATGACCGTCCTTCGGCATCCCCTCGTTCACAAGCTGGCGAATTCGCTCCGGGGTCATCGGTGGATTGTCTTGACCCGCCAGGACCCGGCAGATTTCCTCGATGCCGACAGCCATGTCACTTCACCAGCGACAGGAACTCGGCCCGGACTTCTGGCTTCCTGAACGCCCCCTCCATGACCGATGAGGTCATGGCCGCTTCCATCCGTGCCCCCCTCATCGTCATGCACAGATGTTCACCCTGGGCAAGCACGGCCACATTCTCGGAACCAGTGAGGCGGTGAACTTCGAGGGCGATGTCCTGCACGAGCCGTTCCTGGATCTGGAGCCGGGAGCCCGCAGACCTGGCGATGCGACCGAACTTGGACAGCCCTAGCACCTTGTCCTTCGGGATGTAGGCGATGGCGATGTTGCACCAGAAGGGCAGAAGGTGATGCTCACAGAGCGACCAGATCCTCATGCCCGAAACGATGACCATTTGGTCGGCCACGATGGACTGGAAAGCCGTGTCCACGGTCCCCGGATCGTGTTCGATGAAGTCCCGCCACCACTTCGCCCAGCGGCGGGGCGTGTCCTTGATGCGTTCCTCGTCGGGGTCCTCACCGATGGCGAGGAGTAGTTCCCGCCCCAGGGTTTCCAGTCGTGCGAAGTCCACCTTGCTCATCGGGCACCGATCCACTTGTGAGTTTGAAGAGAGAGATGGTAGCCGCGCTCCAGGCAGGTCGCCATGCAGAACTCTGTCGCGGCTTTGTTTTCGGACATGGGTTGCAGAGCCACCTTCGGGGCTGTCGTCCAGCCCTGGACGATCATGTGGTTCACGATGTCCAGGTCGTCCGGCTTCCCGATGACCTGCTTGACCTCGTGGGCTTGCATGATGGCTGCGGCGTGTAGCTTCTTTCCCCTGGGCATCTGGAACTTCGGGGAGACCGTGATCCAGTCCCAGAGTCCCGTGACCTCCTCGGTGCCGCTGGTCTCCAGCGCCAGGGAGTAGCCCTGCTTCCGCAGGACCTTCGTGAGCCGATCCAGGTCCTGAAGGCAGGGCTCTCCCCCCGTGACCAAGACCCAGCGGATCGGACCAGCCATTCGCAGGATCTCCCCGGCGAGGTCCTGTTCGTCGATCTCCGCCCAGGCGGGGCCAGTCCCCAGGGCCCTTTGGAAGTCCCGAGCCTGTTCCTTCTCGGCTGGATGCCATGTCTCCTTCGTGTCGCAGAAGGGGCACCCGACATCGCAGCCGTGAAGCCGCAGAAGAACCATCGGCGTTCCCGTCAACGCTCCCTCGCCCTGGATGCAGGGATAAATGTCGTTGACTTTCAGCATGGCGACACCTCGAAGGATGCAGAGCATTTCCCGGTCTCCCAGACCCGGCACTTCACGAGGCGGACGCCCGTGCCACGCAGCCGCATCGGACCGATAACCTCGACCAAGTGCTGCGCCATGTTCTCGGCGGTGGGGTTGAAATCGACCCAGTGAAATTGAAGCCCCGCATCCAGTAAGACACGACCAGCGGGGTCATCGACCCAGAGAATCATTCGGTGGTCCCAGGTGTCCTCCAGCCATTGGCAGAGGCGTTCCTTCACGACTGAGAAGTCCAGCACCCGGCCCAGGTGATCCAGTTCCCCGGTGCAAGTGAACTCGAAGACATAATTGTGCCCGTGAAGGTGGGCGCACTTGGACTCGTGACCGAATACCCGATGCCCGCAGGCTATCTCGTGGGTCCTAGTGATGCTGTGCATGGGCTACTCCCAGGATGAAGTTCAGGGCCGTGATGCAGAGCAGAGCGAGGAGGGTCCAGACCCACCATCGACCCTCCTTCTGTGGGGGCGGGATCATGTGCGACATCGGTCACTCCTCGTAGGCTGTCGGGTCTTCGATGTTCGCCAGGGCGAAGGCCTCCCGACGCTCCACGCAGGTCCCGCACTTGCCACAGTGCTTCTCCCCGCCTTTGTAGCAGCTCCAGGTCTGGGTGAAGTCCACGCCCAGGCGGGAGCCCATCGCGGCGATGTCCTGCTTCGTGCTGTTGATGAATGGGGCCGTGAGCCGCAGTTTCGGGTTCCCGAAGCCCTCGTTTCCGATCCGCAAAGCCTCGTTCAGTGCCCGATGAAATTCAGGCCGACAGTCGGGATAGATGAAGTGGTCCCCGCCGTGGGCCCCGAACGCCACCACATCGGCACCGATGGCGACCGCGTGGCCGTAGGCGATGGCAAGCATGATGGCGTTCCGGTTCGGGACGACCGTCGCCTTCATGGAGTCCGCGGCATAGTGCCCCTCCGGGACTGGCACGGCGTCGTCGGTCAGGCTGGAGCCAGGGAGCAGCACCCGCAGACCCGACAGGTCCACGACCGAATGGGGGGCTCCCAGCAGGTCCGCGCAAGCCTTGGCGAAGCGCAGTTCCTTCGCGTGGCGTTGGCCGTAGTCGAAGGAGAGGATCGACAGGTCGAAGCCCGCCCCCTTCATGTGGTGCGCCAGGGTGACGGAGTCCATCCCGCCAGAGACAATCACAACCGCCTTCATCGCCCTACCTCCTTGATGCCCCGCTGTGCAAGGGTGAAGTCCTTCAGTTGAGGGTTCGCCATGTAGAGGCGAAGCCCGTTGGGTCTTTCGGGAAGAATGACCTCCCCGTGTCTGGCTTTCAACCATCGCTCCGCTTCCATGTAAGACACGGCACAGAGACCGCAGATCGTCTCCCGCTTGTTCCGGGCCCGGTCAGCGAAGTCCTTCGGGTCGAAACCCAGGCTTCGCACGAGGGGCCCGTAGTCGATCCAGTCCTGTGCCTTGCCGAGCCGGAGGGTCCTGAACTTCCCCGCCCGGTAGTCGAAGACATCGACCTGCCCGAAGCGAACCCCAGCAGCCCACGACGACGAATCCACGGAATACCACGGGACCATGCTTGCGATCTTCCACGAGGTCGCACCGAAGCCGTGGAAGACACTCCGCCCCTTGGCTTGCTTGAAAGCCTGGACGAGCCAGGGCATCAGCTTCTGGGAGAAGCGGAGGTAGGGGACCAAGCCCCCGACCGCGATGTAGGGATAGCGTTCGATATACCACTCCAGGTCCTCCCACGATTCCCCGGTGTGCCAGCACGGGAGCGGCTGCACTCCCAGGTCCTCCATGCGTTGCTGGTTCTCCCTGGTTCGCTTGGCGTCCCCGATGACATCGAGGACCGAATAAGTGGACAGGTGGTGGGCGTTCCGCTTGATGAAGGCGACATAGGTGTTCAGGTCGATGGGGGCACCCTGGGTCTTCGCGCTGAACGCCCCCGAGTCCAAGAAGATCTCGGGATACGGCTCGGTGAAGTGCTTGGCGAGGAGAGTGTCCAGATCCTCCTTGCCGAAATAGTGGTAGGAGATCAGGATTCGCAGCCGCTTCCCACGCTCGTTCACGGCCTTGTTCTCGAACCCGCGCTGCTGCCCTTGTGCTTCCGCGAGGTGGATTCTGGTCACGCGAGAACCACACGCTCAAGGATGGCTTCGAACTTCGCGGCGTCGTCGCCGGGAAACTCCTTGGACATGGACTCCCATCGCTCATAGACCTCGGGCTTCAGCTTCACCTTGAAGACAGGCCAGAACATCGCGGGGTCATGCTCCCCGTGCTGGTCGCCGAGGTTATTCAGGTCGGGCGGGGGCGGGATCGACACGCCACCAAGCGAGTCGAGCAAGGCTTGGATGCCTGGGTCGTCGGGCTTGATCTCCGCGAGTAGCTGGTCCAGCAGTTCGTGGTCCGTTCCGGCCAGCCCGGACAGAGGGTCGATGGTCGCCAGGATCAGCGCCTCCTCCTCCTCGTCCAGATCCACATAGACCACGGGGATGACGGGCTCGGACCTCCGCATCGCCAGCGTGACCCGGAGGTGTCCGTCCACCAAGAACCCGGTCCGTCGGTTCACGACGACCGACTGCACCCAGCCCACGCGATCAAGCACGGCCTCCAGTCCTGCCTGCTGGGTGCCGGGATGAATCCGCCAGTTCTTCGGGTTCGCCAGGAGTTGATCTGGCGCCTCTTCGCCGTGGCCAACGATCCTGTTCTGCCAGCTTCGGGGGGTGGTGATGGGTTCGGTCATAGACGCTCCTGGGGTTGAAAAATCAAGTCTAGCGTTGAGGGGGCTTATCTAGCGAATGGTCGGGGTTCCAATTACCCGAGGCCGCTTCCTCCCCGGAAGGACCCGCATGGGGGGTGGGGGTCTCCACCTCCCACGACGGTCGCGAGTCGCCCCCGCCGTGAGCGCCCAAGTGGTCAAGGCAGCGCGGGAAGCCTCTCCAGGTAGGGGAGGACACCCGAAGCCCTTACCGCAGCCCACGGCCCTAGCCCCTGGGGTTCTTGAGGACGCGGTCCACGGCCTTGCCGAACTGGTAGGGGAACTCATCGATCCATGTGTTCTGGATGACCTCTATGAACCGCAGCCGGATCTTGTAGTGGGGACGACGGACAGCCACGAACACGGGTCGGACAGCCGAGCCGCCCGCGAACTGGAAGCGTTGATAGACGCCGAAGGTCCCCTTGACCATGCCAAGGAAGAACACGAAGTCCTTCCCGGTCTTCTTACGCCGTGCCCTCGACTTCGTTGTCTCGTTGGCACTGAACCCTTCTTGGCTCCAGGCCCGCAGCCCCGAGAGCATCTGGTTCGCAAAGGCGCGGCTGATGTTGCCGTACTGATCCAGCTTGGCCCCCTCCCCTGGGACGAACTGGACATCGCCCGTGAGGACGCCCTTGAGCCTGACTACCTTCTGCTGGGCTGCGATCTGGAGGACGGCCAGTTCCAGAGCCTTGTTCCTGCGTTCGCCCCCTTCAATCTCGGGCTGGAGATACTTCGCGGCGGGAAGCGACTTGGAGCCCGTGGCATCGGCCAGTTTGACGAAGGCATAGAGTTTGGTCTTCGTGCTTGCTTCGACCCGGACCGAATTGATCGTGTAGTCCTTGGGTCGGTCAAACACTCGGCGCATCTCGGCCTGGACATTCGTCTTCGCGATCTTGGCCGTCTCGGTCAGGGCAACAGAGGTCGCAAAAGCAAGATCGCCTCCCGCTGCTTTCGAGAGGCGATCAATGAGGTCCCGTGTGTCGATGTCGAACTTGATGTCCATGACCGCCCCCTTTGGGGAAGTCTAGGCTTCTTCGCCCGCCAAGAGAACCAGCGTCTCGGCCAGGAGTTCCCGCTGGGTCCCGAACAGGGCTTCCCAGGCTAGGCGACCAGACCCTTCGTGGAAGGAGATGCCACGGCCTCCCGTCCTGTGATGTTCGGCACAGAGCGGGATGGTCTCGTGGTCCCCGGCCTTCTGCCCAGCCCCGACAGAGCCGTCCTTGATGTGGTGGGCTTCGTTTGGGGGCGGGGAGTCGCACACGCAGCACGGAAGCCGTCGAACCCGATTGAGCCATGCTGGGTCCTTGAGCCGACGCTTCTTGATCCTTGGGGCGGGTGGGCCCTTGCGCCTGGGAGTGGCGCGAACCCTTCTCAGTTCGGCCCGAGCCTTCTGAAGTCGGTGGTCGGCCTCGTGATGGTGCTTCCGGCAGAACTCCGAGTCCTCGATGGTGGGCTCGTGGCAACGCAGCTTCCGACAATCGTTCACGGCTTGACCTTGTGCTTCCTGAAGTCCTCGGCGTTCGGGCATTTCGCCCAGTGGGGCTCCAGGGTCAGGGTCTCGACGGGCATCGCCTTCCCCTTCGGGGTGAGATACCAGATCAGGTCAGCGCCGCAGCCCCGGCATGTGCCCGTGTTCTTCTTGGTGTAGCCCTGCTCGATGAAGCCCTTCGCGGTCGTGGGGAATGGCATGGTTCGCTCCTCTCGTGGGTTCGGTGATGGACATACGCGGTTATTGGGATTCCCAGCGGTTAAGCATTTGTCGCCTGGGCTTGGCTCGCTTGGATGGGAGACTCACGATACCTCTCCTGCTGAGAATAGGCGCTGCTTAGCCTCGGCCGCGGCCAGTGAAATCCGTTTGCAGGCGATGTCGAAGTATTTGGGTTCGCGCTCAATACCGATAAAGGAACGACCCGATTCAATAGCCGCCACGCCAGTTGTGCCTGAGCCCATGAATGGGTCTAGAACGATCTTCGCATCGGTGGGAAGCTGGGCAACGCACCATCGCATCAACTCAATGGGCTTCTGTGATGGGTGGCAGAATGTCCGGTTGACGCTTTCGCCCGCCCTCTTCCCACCATCCCAAACCTGGCACATGAATTTGGCCTTGCCCCAATCCCGCCAAGCAAGTTCCGTGGTGCTGTAGCTCCGGTTATCGTTAGAGAAATCGTGGTCAATGGGGCGCTTACACCAAGTGAGCCACCCATCTCTGACCGGCAATTTGTCCGCGAAATACTGCCCACCCCAAATGAGATGGAACCGCCCATGCTTCAGTAGTTCTGTGATATCAAAGTCAACGACATCCACCCATTCTTGATCCTGGTGGTTAATGCGTGGCTTCCAGTTGAGCCCATAGGGTGGATCTGTCACAACGGCGTCGACCTTCGGTAGCGTAGGCAGGATATCCCGACAGTCCCCAAGGTAGAGGGTGGCAGGACCGATGGTTTCAACCCGATTTGGATAGACCGCCAAGGGCTTCTCTGCGTGGGGTTGCTTTGGGTGCTGGTAGGTTTCGGGTTCCATGGTTCCTCCAGATGGACATATTCAACAGGCTTCCCAAAGCAACTTGGGGCCGAGGACTTGCGCTGCGGTTTCCCGTTTGCGGCTTGGCACAGACCAAGTCCTCCCCGGCGTTTCGTAGAGGCACTTCCAGCCCGAAGCTCTTAGGCTGGCCCCGCCCTCATCGGGCAGGGTGTAGGTGATGAGGCGGGTGTAACCGAGGGCCTTTGCCGCCCTCCATGCGCTGGCATAGAGGAACGAGCAGGCGTTCTTGGTCCCATCGGTGCAGCACCGGGTCACTTCGAGGGTCTGCCCCGTGTCTAGCCTTCGGGCCACGGGGCGGGACACCATGACTACGCCGACAAGTTTCCCGTCCTTCTCTGCGCCGATACCAAATTTCCACCCTACAGGTGGCCGATGATGCCGGTGGAGGTCTGCGACGAAAGCGCAGCACTCTTCAAAAGTGACGGGGACGGGGTTCAAAGGGGCTCCTGGACAAGATCAGACGATGCGCTTGGCTTCGCACTTAGTTGAGTTACGGACGATGACCCAATAACAGTGGACATTCCTGGAGTGATGGACCTTGACCCATCGCCCTGACTTCAGGTTCCCGCCGCATGGGTCGCGCTTGATGACCAGATCGCAGGGGGTCATCCCAGCGACACGGCAAGCCTCGTTGAACGCTTCAAGGTTCCACTGGTAGCGGTGGTTGTGGATGTAGTCCTTGATCTTGGCGAACACCAGCCCATCGGGGCGCAGGACACGCTTGGCTTCCAGGAGGAAGGATTTGTGCATCGCCGTGATGTTGTCGCCCTTTACGGACCTTGCCAAACCGTAGTCTCCAACCATCTGAGGCATGGACATTGGGGAGGCTGCGGCAAGGGGAAGGTGGGGAGGGTCATAGACCAGGACATCAAGGCTTTGGTCTGCATCGGGAAGGGCATCCCACCCACAGACCTCATCGGGGTTCATCGCGGGGTCAATGTCATACCAGCGAACATTGGCGGGAATGGAAACGCCGGTCCACATTTTGCGGGTGTTGGAGGTCACATCACGGACCTCAGTTACGGTGGGGGCATAGAACCCGAACAACTCGGGGAGCAGTTGGCGGTCTGTGCCTAGAAATACTGATTCCAATTCAGGCTCCGTAGGGTCGTGCAGATGGACAGGAGGCGCGGGGCCGCACCGTTCCTGGGGTGATGGTTCAGGCTCCTTGAATAGAACGCGACGCTTGTCATGGCTTAGGTGGTCTTCCTCCGGGTGGCGTGGTGTGTGTCTTGGGGCAGGTGTCCCAGTGGGGCACCGTGGAGTGGACATTGAACGGCATCCGCTTGGCCTTTGGGGTCCAGAACCAGAGGATCGGTGCCCCGCAAGCACGGCACACGCTGGTCTTCAAGAAGACATAGCCTTTGGATCTCATCTCGGCTATCGGCGTGGCGTTGCCGTCGGTCTTGCGGTCCAGGGCATCCATGACGGCGTGGGTCGGGATCAGCTTGACCCCGAAATGGGTCTCGGTCGGGAGGGTTCCCCTGCTGATTCGGTCTCTCACCGCGCCAGGAGTGACCCCGAGGCACCGTGCGGCCATCGAGGGGGTGAGGTGGGATGGGGAGAACATGATTCCCCGGCTTGCGAAGTCGGTCATACCTTCTCCCGAACGGTGAGCAGCTTCTGTTTCTGCCCCGTGACCACGATGACGCCCTCCCGGCGATCTCGGAACGACTTGACCAAGTGGCCGAGCCCCCCGGTCTGGTAAGCGTCGGGATAGGCGGGGTCCACATGGGCGACAAGGGCTTGGCCTTCGTCCAATGTGACCAGCACCACATGGCAGCGGTCGGGCCGCAGGTTTGGTGGGAACTTCGCCACGGGGTCCTTCTGGGTCTGGAGCCACAAGCACTCGAACTGCTGGCAGGACGGGGGACGTGTGGCGTAAGCCCCGCACCCTGTCCCCGGCTTGCAGTGTTCGCACCACACGCCCTGAACCTTCCCCAGTTCCTCAATGGAGAGCACCTTGCAACAGAGGGTGCATGATCCGCAAAGGTTCTCGCTCATCCCTTGTCCTCTCGTGGCAGGCCCATGAATGAGGCCTTGAACGCCAGAAGCTGGCGGTCGGTGAACTGGTCCCCGTGGTCGTTCAGGAACCTATTCCACCCTTCGCCCAGGATTGACCTCTCGGCCTCGTCGGTGACGGCGAGGGTGGCTTGCTCGGACACGGGCTGCGGGAGGTGGCGTCCACTGGCTTTCGCTTTCCCGTTCGCCTTGGCCGTTGCGACCGCCGTGGTCAGGATGGCCGTGCCGTCCTTTGCCCCAGCCTTCCGAAGTACCTTTGCTGCGGTGGTTGCTGCTACCTCGCCCCTGGCGATCATTCCCTTGACCTCCTCGGGGGCTGCGTTCAGCCGCAGGAGTTCCCCGACCCTGTTCTCGGAGTAGCCCGTCTTCGTGGCGATGTCGGCGGCGTCCCACCCGAAGGCGACCAGCCGCTTGAACACGGCGGCGACCTCCATCGGCTCCAGGGGCTTGCCGCTGTTGCGAGTGACCATCGAGAGGACGCGGTCGGCGTCGTTCGCGGTATGGGGCTCCACACGCACGGGGACCGTCTTGATCTCCTCCCCGGCATCCAGCAGCATCCGAACGGCTGCGAGGCGGCAATGGCCGTTCACCAGTACCACGGCGTCGCCCTTCATGTAGGCGGTGAGGGGTTCAAGGACGCCCAGGGCCCGAATGGACCCGGCGAGGGACTGGATGTGCTGCTCCAGGGCTGGGGTCTCTGCCCTCTGGTTCCACCCCGGCTCCTCGACGATGATCGCGGGGTCGATGTTCTGGAGGACGCCCCGCTTGCCCAGGTCTTGAAATCTCATAGCTGTCCCTTCTGGTTGATCTTCAGTTCTGCAATGGCGCTAATGATGTGGTCCTCGACGATGCCGGCCGATTCTGGGTCAGGCCAGCCACCCTCGGGTTGAACGCCGAGCAGTTCGGCGACGCGCCAGAGGAACAAGCCAAGAGCGGCCCGTTCCCCGGCGATGGCGTCAAGCGAGGCAAGCGCGGCCGACCGCACGGCGGGATATGGCCCCGCCTTGATCGCGTTCCTGATGATGGTCTCGTGCTGGATCAATTCGACCTCCGCAGCCCGAGAAGGGTCAGCGCCTTGTCCAGCAGGACGAGACAGTCGATGTGAAGCCAGCGGAGGCGGTGGTGCTTCCGGCGTTCTTTCATGGTGGTCTCCGTCTCTTGGTCGCCGCCCAAGCAGCGAATGATGGACTTGCGGGTCTCCCAGGTCTTGATGGCCTGGGCGTTCTTGAAGCCACCTTCCCAAAGCCGGATGTTGCGGGCCCGGTTCTCGGCAAGCATGGCGCGATAGGTGATGTCCTGGGCGACGCGGGCGTCGGCGGATTCGGTGAGGTCGCGTTGAAGCTGGTCGCGGCGTCGCTGGTCTCGTTCGGCGCACGATTCGGCGCGGGCCTGTCGGTCCTCCTCTGCCAGCCGCATCATGCCCCAGCAGAGCCAGACGCCCACGGCGCAGATCCCGGCGATGACGATGATGGGGAGCCAGTTCATTTCGTCCTCCCGGCCTTGGCCTTGGCGACGGCTTCCTGGAAGGACCTCACCGCCTTGTCGGTCTTCGCGTTCTCCTTGGTGATGGTTTCCTGCCACTCGCGCTGTGCCTTCTCCACCTCCAGGTGATCTAGGAACATGATGACCAGGGGGGACAAGAACAGGACCACGACGAAAATGAGCCCCAGTGTGGCAAGGGCGTTCAGCAACCTCGCGGGCATGGGGATGGGTTCATTCGCCACTTTGCACCTCCTGGGGGCCCTTTGCGGCCAAGTGGGACCCCAGGGCATCAAGGGCCGCTTCTTCTTCGGGGTTGAGCAGGTCGATGACCAGTTCCTCCCCCGGCTGTGGGACCAGCCCTTCGGGGAAGAGGTGGGCTTTCGCGGCGGTGATGGCGACCGCCTTGTCGTGGGCGTCCTTCTCGTTCAGGCACCTCTCGATGTCGTCTGCGAGGAGGCGAAGCTGGGTCACGGACTCCCTGGTGGCGTTGGGGGTCGTGTTGATGGGACCCACATAGAACGAGACCCAGGCCTGGGAGACGACTGCGGGGTCGAAGTGGGCGCGGACTTCCCACTGTTCGAAGGGGGTTCGGGTGTTAGCCATTGGAGGCCTCCGTGCTGGGCTTGGGGCGGGGGTTGAAGACGAGGACGCCGGTCGTGTCGTTCGTGAGGTAGCCGCCACCCTTGCAGGGGACGGTGAAGAAGGTGTCGGGGATGCCGCAACGGATGATTCGCAGCTTCCCATCGGGGCAGAGGGCGCGGGCGCGGCGGTGCATCCCGCCTCCTGGATAGCAGAAGGATTCGGCTTCAATCCAGGTGTCGCCGTTGCAGAGTCTGGGGGCTTCGTGGGCTCCCATGAAGGGTGAGGTGCGCGGTCCTTGTGTTCGCAAAGGGGTCTCCTTGAGGTGGGAAGGGTGAAGGGGGGGCCGAAGCCCCCCCAAGGGTGGTTCTATCGCGCCACGAGCGCCATCGCGCTGTCGAACGCGGTCTGTTTGAACTCATTAGCCTTGCCAAATAGAATCGACATCGTGCGGTCCTTATCCTTGCCACGCTGGGGGAACTCGTAGTCGGCCCATTCGATCGCGGCATTGTAGGCTCCCCACACGGTCCCCTTCACGCCCTCGATGTCGGTTCCCATCCCAGTCGAAAGGCGGGTCTCGAATGCGGCGATGTTGCGCTCCCGGATGTTCTTGGTGACGGTGTGGGTCTGATCGGTGGGCACGGGCCCGAACAGCAGGGCTTCATAGTTCTCGATCCATTCGTCGTTGATCTTCAGGGAAGCCATCTCCTCGAAGGTCTCCCCAAGCCGGGTGAAGTGGGCGTTCATCTCCTTCACGATCATCGCGGCCTGCTGGAGCCGTTCGCCGTTGGACTCGGTGTGCCGAATGCTGATGGTCTCCTTCACGCCCCGCATCGCGGCCATGAGGGTGTTCCGGCAGACGACGCGATCAGCACCGAACCGGACCTGAGTCTGGGAGCCCGTGCGCCCGGTGTGCCCAGTGGACAACAGACAGAACTTGTCCACGCGGTCGCCCAACAGGGGGCGGAACGAATCCGGCAGCTTCGCCATGAGCCACATGAGTTCACCCTTACCCAAGGCGGCGGCGGAACTGAACCGCGCCCCGGTCTCAGCCTGGATGATGTCGAAGAAGTCAAAAGCCTGCTTGTTCTGGAGGATCTCGTAAACCTTGCCCACCATCCCCAGCACCTCCTGATTCTCCTGGTTCACGGTGACGAAGTGGTTCGGGACCTCGATGACCTCATCCCCGAACTTGCGGAAGACGGGTTCCTTGGTGACGAGGTAGCCGAGGCCGGCGGCTTCGATGGCTTGCGCGGCAGTGAACTCCTCGTCGAAACGAGTGCCGAGGCCATGCCAGGGGATCTCCCCGGTGTAGGCGAGTTTGTCTTGGTAGAGGTCATGGGCCATTGGAGGCTCCTTGGTGAACGCAGCACACGGGCTACGGGTGGTGGTGGGTCTAGCGGGTGAAGGTGAAGACCATCGTGTCGAAGTCCTGCTTCGCGGTGAAGCGAACGCCCTCGACCTAGAGGCTGGAGATGAAGACCGCGACATGGGCGATCTCTTCGGAGGTAGTGAAGGGCATGGTCAGCGTGTTCATGGTGGCTCCTAGTTCTTCGCGGTGGGGTGGGTGCAGATGGAAGTGCAGGAACAGGGCTCGGCTTGCCGCAGCCCCTTGATCGCGTCCTTCACATTGTCGAAGCCCCAGACATGGCACCCGTCGGTGGCGCTGGGTTCGAACGCCATCCCAGGCTTGAGGGTGACGATCAACGAATTCCCCAGGCCGCGCTCGTCGTCCCAGTTCTGCACGAGTGCCGCCAGCTTCGCGGGGACGCTCGGGGGGATGGGATCGCCGGGCATGTCCTTGGTCTCGGTGGACAGGTTGGCGGGGAACGGCTTGGCCTTGGTGGTCTTCTTGGTGGTCGCCTTGAGGGTCCAGAGTTCGATGGGTTGATCGGTGTCCCAGTCCCAGAACTGGATCTGCTCGGGGCGATCCAGGTCGAGGCGGTTGCCGTCCTTGGTGTTGAAGATTCCGGCGTCGGTCTGGATCTCGAAGATGCCAGCACGGAACGAGCCTGACCCAGCGTGGTCCCGCGCAATCGGGAGGATGGCTCCAAGAGCCTGGAGAGGGTCGCGCAGCATCTTCGGCGTGACCTTAATCGTTAGCTGGTAGCAGGACACGGCGCAGAGGTCGTGGCTGAATGGCATCCCCTTGTGCTTCTTGCTGAGTTCCGACCGCTTGAAGATGTCGATGCTCATGGTGGTCATGGTGGCTCCCGGTGGGGTGAATCCCCACCGATATAGTCCGAGCCCCCTGCGGAAAAAAACAGGGGGCTTTTTTTATAATTTTATCTCGGTTTGTTTGCTTCACTTAGGGAACGGCGCAGCCCCCAAGTGGGCCCAGATCCATAAGGGGGATGACCCGGACCCCGCAAGCCAGGGCGATGCCCACCTCCTCCCGGGCCCCAGGGGAATCCTCCCAGGTTGGCAGTGTGACGAGGATGTCCCGCGCTGGGTCAAGACCACGAACAAGGTCACGGCATCGCGCCATCGCACCTTCCCAGGTGACGCCGTGATGTGGGCCCATCGTGTGCGGGATGATCGGCAGGTAGCCCCGCGCTGCGACGAACCACGCAGCCGCAGTCGCACGCTTCACATTCAAGTGGACGAGATCCGGCAGTGGGTTCGAGTAGGGCCCGGCGATGTAGGCTTGCGGTATCATGATTTTTTCTCCGTCTTGGGTTCAAGGAAGCAGCCACGGCCGCAAAGGTAGGGTTCAATATGAGCGCGGAACTGGCGGGGGATGTTCTCACCCCAGCCCGGAGCCCATACGCACTTGCAGCATGGGCACACGAAGCCCCAGTAGCCGGGACGGAATTCGCGATACCACTGGATGACATCCTCGGGTACGGGGATCTCCCCCGGCGAGTTCGGTGGGCCCCAGCCGTAGAGGTGGGCGTCTTGCAGTTCACCGTGGCTCATGGTGCTTCGACCTCCTCTGTCTCTCGACGGGCTTCCTCAGCCTCTGGTTCATCCAGGCAGGGGCAGTGGTCCACATCATCGGCGTTGATCGAACGGCACTCCCCGCACCTCCACCATCCGGCCATCATCGTGCGCTCCCCAGGTTCTCGATCCAGGTCAGCGGATTCTCGGCCGTCAGGCGACGCATCAGCGCCCCGCCGTAGAGCGCGGCGAGATCCACCTCGCGAACGTTCGTCGTCCAGAGGGTCACGAGTTCCTCGCGGTAGCGGCTGTTTACCACGAAGTCGAGTTGCGATGCGGCCCAGTCCTCGGCGTAGGAACCCTTGATCCGTTCGCGGCCGAGATCGTCCAGGATCAACAGGGGGACGTTCGCTAGGGCGTCCAGGCGGTCGGTCGTCCCGTCGGCGATGGCGTGGGACCGAAGCCACTGGACCTCGTCCGGCCAGCAGACCCAGCGGAACCAGTAGGGCTCGACCTTCCCTTTCAGGGGGACCGTGTTCTTCGCCCAGGCCTCCAGGTGGCGCCGGAGGATGGCGGCGAGGGCCATCGTCTTCCCCCCGTCTGTGTTCCCCCCCAGGCCGAAGCCAGAGGGTGGGACCTCCCCGTCGAGAAGGATTTTCACCGTGTCTTTCGGGATGGCCTGCCGAATCGCCAGTGGGACACGCTGCATGTCGGCCTTCGCCTCGCGCTTGGACAGCCCGTGGCGCATGAGTTGTTCGGTGCCCCAGTTCGTCAGGTCGCCCAGGATCATCGCGCCTTCGTGTGAGCGCCGTTGCGTGTCCTGTTCCTTTAACCAGCAGGTCCCGCAGATCACGGGCTCCAGGGGAAGCCCTGTCCTTCGGTCCCTGGCGAGTCGGTCAAGTGCCGTGGGCTTCGAACAGGCTGTGCAGTTCTGGATCGTCAGCGGGACAGGGGGCGGAAGTAGTCTGCCGGGAAAGCCTGTCGATGTAAGCGGCGTCAATCTCGGCGCGGTGTTTTGGGCTTCGGACATGGTGGGCTCCGTTGGGAACAGTGAGGGATGGTTTCGGAAGGTCAGGCGTAGCGAAGCCGTGGCCTTCGAGCCAGCGCAAAAGCTGCGGCATAAACCGGGCTTCGCTAGTTTGGGACCGAAGGGCTTCGGCCTTCGCCTGGATCTGTTCGGGGGAGAAGGTGGCGATGGCTGTCGTATAGAGCGCGGCTGTCGTGCGTGGCGCTGGGTTCTTGGCTTGTCCCCCGAAGGTGGTCACGAGTTTCCAGTAGGACTCCCAGGTTGGGGTCCCTTTCCCCCCTCCCAGGATCTCCTCAAGCGACTTTGGATCTGGCTTTCCTTCCCGCTTGCGGGGAGTAGTCTTTACCTTCTTTTCTTTTTGTAGTTGTGGTTGTGGTTGTGGTTCGGTTGCCAGTGGGTTTTCTAAGTCAAACCCAGTGGGTTTCCTTGGGCGACCACCTTTTGCACCGTTGATGCGATTCCTTTCAACAATTAAGCGATATTTCGCTTCGTCGTCGATCATCCTCTGGGACACCCAGCGCGGACATCCTGAAGCGATCCTGAAGCGATCCTGAAGCGATCCTGAAGCACTTGTGACGGGTTCTTGAGGGGTCCAGGTGGGGTCCGGGACGAAAAATTCAGGGAGCCACTGGGTCGCAGTTCGGGCTGTTCTCCAATGGATTCCAAGCACCTTCCCCAGCGCAATAGGGTCGGTTGGGATCGACCCGTCGAGGCAACAGCGGCACCAGCACAAGAACAGGATGCGGAACTGGTCGTCCTTGAGGGAGGCGACCTTGGCATCGACCAGCAGGTCGGCGGCGTAGAGGGGGAACCATGGGCGCCCCATCACGGCCTCTCGATCTTCGGCAGAACCCGGAACGCCCTCTGGATGGTCTGCAACGCCGACCCGTCGTTGATGTGGTTCACCGAGAACTGGAGGGTGAAGTAGCCGTTCAGCACGGCAAGGTTCAGCTTGTTCTGATCCCCGATGATCCCCGAACCCCGACCGTGCTTCCCTTTCGTCCACACGCCACCCTGAACCTCAACCAACAGCCGCCAGTCGGGGAACCCGAAGTCGAACGCCAACTTCCGCCCTGGGATGGCGAAGAACTGGCGGATTGGTGTCGGTAGCCTTGCGGCCTTCATCTGGAAGGCCAAGGTGTCTTCAAGCTGGGACTTCGGTGCTTGGGTCATGACCACCTCCGCAAGTGTTTCGGTAGAGGTGGCAGGGTAGGGATCAATTCGCGGGGCGTGTTCAAGAAGATCAAGGCACAGCGCAGGGCTGCGATCTCCCGCCGAAGGTGGTGGTCGGCGGTCCCACGCTCGGTCTCGTGGATTTGGACGGCCTGGACCCGCCTTTGCGTCATAGCGATAAGGGTTTCACAAGCGGTTCGCCCCATCATGGCTTCTCCAGGGCGTACCAAGTCATCCCGGTCTCCCGGTCGCGCTCGGTGATCTGGATGTTGAACCCCGCAGCCCTCAGATCGTGGACACGGGCCCCGAACCGCTGGGCGATCAGCATGAGTTCGGAATTACTGGCGGGTCGCTGGCGAAGTCTGTCGAGGATGGCTTGGGATTGCTTCGACAGCCGTGGTTCTTCGACCGTGCCCCGCACCCTGGGGTCCTGGGGAACGACGGGAGGAGCCGAAGCCCCCCCCGTCGAGAACAGTGGCAGACCCGCCACATCGTCGTCCTGGTTGAACCCAGGCTTGAAGACACGGATCATTTCGATCCCTCCTCCAGCAGCGTGTCCATCGCCGCCAGATCGGGCCCGTGGTTCACGGGTGCCTCGCCCTTCATCTCCGCGAGTTCCTTGCGGATCTTCGGGAGCAGTTCGGCCGGGCTGGTCTTGGATCGAAGCGTCCTAATGTTGGCGCTGTATCCCGTGAACTGCTCGACAAAGCCATACGTCTTGAAGACCTCGTAGGCTTCGTTCAGCAGGTCTTCCAGGGTCTCCAGGTCTTCGATGGGCCAGTCGTTCACGGGCGTCGGCATCCCAGCCGTGCGGATGGTCTGGGTCTTGGTGGGGATGGTCTCCCCTTCGATGAAGTCCTCCACCTCGTCGCTCGTGGGAAGTCCCATCGCCAGTTCGGGCGCGACCGTGTTCACGAACCACGCCGCCGAACGGTAGCGCATCATCTGCTCGGGGATGGTCTTCCACTTGGAGTCATTCTTGGCGAACCACCCTTCAGACTTGGCGATGGTGATGGTGACGAGGGGCCCAACCAGCTTCTCTCCCGTGGTCTTCTCCACGGCGGTCGCCCTGCATCCCCAGTCGTCCTTCCCTTCTGTGCCCGTGAACTCGTAGCGGATGGGGGAGAACCGACCACACTGGTTGAAGGTGGCGATCAAGAACTTCGAACTCCATCCGGGCTTCCCTTTGATGATAAACAGGTTCTGCATCACCATCAGCGGGTCGGCCTTGAGCCTGGTCGCCATGTTGAGGGCGATGACGCAGGACGGCAGACCGTCGGGACCTCGATAGATCTCGGGGACCAAGGGGGAAGCCGACAGGAGTCGGGCGCACCGCTGGATGGCCTCGAAGCCCTGAACCGTGTCCATGCCCATGTGAATTATCTCATTCGGGACCTGGGGGCGCGTGGCGGGGGTCTGTGGTGCAGCCTGGGGCTGCTGTGGGACGGTGGGAATCTGGGGTATCTGGGTCTTAGCCATCAGCGGCCTCCAATCGAGATTTCTGAGAAGACTTCAATTCCGGGGATGGTTGCTTCGGCCTTGTCCTTGTCCTTCAGCATCCGAACCATTGCGCCGATCTCGGGTTCGTTCGGGGTCATGTAATTCCGAGGGATGAGATCCACGTTCACGATGCGGAACTTCCAGTTCGTCCGGGCGCTGGTCCCGGCTGCTGTCGCCTTGGGGATGTAGTCCACGGGTGCCTGGATGGTCACGGCCTCTCGGATGCTGTCCCGAACCGCCTCGGCCTGCTTGGTGGCTGCTGCGGTAAGTTCTTCCACCTTCTGCTTCGCCAGGAACGCAGCCATCGGGTTCTCTGCTTTGGTGGCAAGGCGGCGGGCCTCATCCTCCTGGCGTTGGATTTCAACGAGGCGGTCCCGTTCCTCCTGTTCCCGCTGACGGGCTTCCCGCTGGAGGCGTTCAGTCTCGCGTTGGGCGGCAGCAGCCGCTTCCTGACGCTTCTTCTCGACCTCCTCCTGGTACTTCGCCATCGGTCGTGCGAAGTAGCCCCGCGCTGCTTCCAGGGCCTCCGCAGGACGCTTGAACATGGCGTTCACTGCCTTGAGGCTGGCGTTCATTGGTCCCGTGATGGCGACCCTCTGTGCCTCCAGTTCCTTCTCCTTCGCCTTGATCCGGGCAAACTGTTCCCCGGCGAACCGATACTCCTCGTCGTTCGTGATGACGACGGCCTTAGCCTGGGTCAGAAGCCCGTTCGCCTCCTGCATGGCTTCCTTCTCCATCGCAGCGGCTTGGGCTTCGGGGGTCATGATCTGGACCTCACTCACCGCCCACCTCGCCCACCTCGCCCGCTTCTTCGGCTTCTCTGGGGCTGGGAGCCTGGAGGTCCACCGCGCACTGGGGGTCGCACCAGCAGTTCGAGGTGTTCTCCATCGCCCAGCGGAGAAGGTTCAGGGTCTCCCGCTTCTCGTGGCTCGTGTCCACCTTGAACAGCGTGTTCCACTTCGCCCGGATGGGCTTGAACTCCTTGAGGGTGCGGCCCTCCTCGAACCCGGTCTTCTCCCATTGGTCGAGCATGATCCCGAAGATGACTTCGGGCGGGTCCACGAGTTCAGCGTCCGTGGACTGCGGCGTGAAGCCCAGGGCGGGGACCGACAGGTCGGCCACGGGGACGGGCTGGCCGTCCTCTTGGAACAGTGGGGCGGAGGTGTCGGGCTTCGGCTCCTCCTCGTCTTCCTCCATGACCTGGTTGATTCCCTTCGAGAGCAGGTCGCAGGCTGCTTTCAGGGTCTCGTGCGCGGACTTCGCTAGGTCCCGTGCGGTCTTGAAGTCTTCCAGGGTCGGCGAGTCTTCGCCTTCCAGGGCTTTGACGCCCGCCTTCATTGCGAGGCGGGCGTGTTCGTGTGCGGTGCTCATGGGTCTCCTCCCGAGCGTGACGACCGGGGCGTCGATGAAAGAACAGGGGGCCCGGTGCCTCCCCTGTTGGGTTGAAAAAGAATCAGATCAGGTGAGATCCCCCTGGGTCGTCGCTTTGAAATGGTCACAGACATCCTGGAAACAGAGTGCCCCGCCCGATAGTTCAATCATTTTCTCGATGTGGGGACGCTTGGGTTCTGCCCGACCGGAGATCCAGTGGTAGATGGCACCCTTCGTCACATCGAGGTCCCGGCATAGATTGATAACGCCGTGGTTCTTGACCCATTGGCCGAATGTGGTTCCCCAGTTCACGCTCCCCTCCCGGTAGACATACTGGTTCGGTATAGCGCCGCTAGACAAGGCTTAAAAAGAAGCCCCTCGGTTTGCGGAGATCCGCAAGAGCCGAAGTGCCGGGAGGTATTCGGGTTCCCTAAAATCGGATTCCCGCCTTGACCATCCCCGACCACTGGGGCCCGACCCCGTTTGTGGGCGCCGGGGCTCGGATCACCTCAACCCCCAGGCGCACGAAGCCCAGGTCTCGGTCAATCCATGCCCCGACCGCCTTGTCCTGGGGACGGTAAAGCCCTCCCGCTGCCCACACAAGGGGTCTAGGTGGGGCGGAAGGGCTCAATGGTATGTCCACGCCCCCCACGACCCTCCCATCGGGACTGGAGGCCACCACGCGCCGGGAATCGTCGGGCATCCGAACAAGGGTCAAGTCCACCCGAACCGGGGGGCACGGGGGACGGGCAGGTTCAGGCAAGGCACCGGACCCGGAATGGCTTGGTAAAGCAGGTTCCGGCCCGCTTGGGGTCGGCGCTACCGTGACCTGGATCACACGCTCCACCTTCCCGCCCTTGGGGACCTGCTGGGCTGGCTTCGCGTCCGCCTGGGGCTTCCTCTCCAGGACGAGGCTTCCGTCGCCTTGCACGATGGGGGCGGCATAGGTCTCCGGCTTCGCTGGCTTCGGCTTCCAGAGGCTCCAACCCGTGCCCATCCCTGCTCCGAAGATTAGCGCGACGCCCAGCGCCCACGCGACGAGCCTTGTGTTCCAGGTCATGGCTTACCTCCTTGGTCTTCTGTTCCCGCTGCCGGGGCTTGCGGTGCTGCACCTCGACCTCCCTTCCACTTGTCCACCGCCGCCCAGCCTGCCCCGCCCAGGCCGACCAGAGCGCAGAGGCCATACCACGCATTGACCCAGTCGGCGGTGATGGGACTCCACGCCAGCTTGCCGCACCCGAACACGGCCACGATCCCGAACATGAGCAGCTTCACATCCTGCTCCTTGTTCTCCGGGTTGATGAGGTTCTGGATGAGGGTCTTCACACTGGCACCGACTTGGCTCGGGCCAGCAGCCCCACCCGGAACTTCTCTCGCCCAGGCTTGGCATCGCACCATCGGGAGTAGTGGTCGGCCAGGGCTTCGACCAGTTCGTTCATGAGGACGCCGGGCCCGGTCGCGGTGCTGGCGTTTGCCGCGACGGTCGTGACCGGACCCAGCTTGCCGTCGATGGTGAGGGTGGCACCCAGCCGGGAGAGGGCCGTCTGGAGATACATGGTGGCGGTCCCGGTCCCCAGGTTCACGCCCATGTCGAACAGTTTCGCCGCGAGACGGTCGTCCTGGATGCCGTCCCAGATCCAGAAGTGGGCGGCGTAGAAGTGCTTCGCCTGCTCCTCGGTCAGCGCCTTGATGTCGTCGGCGTCCACATCCCCGTCGCCGTCCAGATCGGCCAGCGACCCCTCGGACTGGAAGGTCTTGAGGGTGATGCCGAACTTCGTGGGTCCACCCGGATCATCCGGGTCGTTCGTGTAGTTCACCCGCTGATTCCACTCGTGCGGAGCCATGAAGCGGAAGGCGAGGTCGAAGTTTGCCATCGTGGGTCTCCTGGGCTAGTCGGCTTGCTTCCAGCCATGCTCGGCTGCTTGGATCTGGAGCCGCTTCAATTCAAGCGAAAGACGATTGTCGGTGAGGGTGAGGCGTTCCAATTCAGCGTGGAAGGCTTGCATCTGCTCCTTCGTGTACATCGACCGTTCATTGATGGCGGTCAGGACTTTCCCCTGCTCCATCTGCTGGAGGCAGAGCCACCCGACAAGGAGACAGAGACCCGAAACGCCACTAGCCATGAGCCACATGACAAGGCGGTCCATCGCAATCGGGAAGGTGAGTTCTCGTGAGTCCATGAGTCGGCGTCCTACTGTTCGATGGGAGGGTTTCCCATGTGGTTGATGTGGTGGGTCGAATGCTGGATGGCCCTTCGGTGGGGTGAGGTCGTCGGAAGCCATGCCGTCTCCTATGCCGTGGACGAGTCCACGATGATGCCCGCCGTGGCGAGACCAGTGAGAAGGGAAGCCAGGGCTGCGTTCCCGGATCGTGAACCCGAGACCGTGGCCTTCGCACCGACGAAGACCTCCCATGCTGAGGCTGTGTAGCGGTAGAGTGCGCGGGTCGTGTTATCGCCCAGCATCCACCCGTTCTTTGGAGTGAAGAACTCCCAAGCAGCGGCGGTGGACGACCAGCGAGTGACCTTGCTTGCCTGAGCCGCCCAGACCCCAGTCGGGGCAGCGCCGATGATGTAGCAGTCCCCATCGACCGGAGACCCTGGCGGGGTGTTCGTGAGGTAGCCTTTCACATTCGGCATCACGAGACCGTCGAGGGCCCGGAGGAACGCCATGAATTGCGTGTAGTGAGCGTCGCCAGCGGCTCCGTTCACCATCACGCCGAGGTTCGGTCCATTCGTTATGCTCATGCCTGTACTCCTCCAAGGGTGTTCCCGAGCGTCATGCCGAGCCCGGTCATGGTGAATGGCGGGGTCGTGCGGATGGTTCCAGTCAGTGCCCCATTGATGGGCTTCACCCTCATCGTGACAAAGTTCGACCCGATAGGGTCATCAAGAATTCGCTGGCTGGCGGGATAGGTCTGGGTGAGCCCGGTCAGGCCGGAATAGGTCTGCTTCACCACGCCGTTGACCAGGATTTCGACCGTGTAGGACCCAGCCTCCAAGGTGAAGGAGCCAGCCGTATCTTGCGGGACCATCGCCCCGCCGATGCCCTGGGTCAGTCGGTTCCGATGGCTCCAGGTGAACACGGCGTCCCCGATTGTTGTCGTGGGCCACGCCACATAGCCCAGGGCGTTGACCTGGACATTTCCCGGAGGATAGGGCGCGGACGCCCGGTTCATGGTGGTCATGGTCACGGCGGAAGCCGCCGCGAGGGAGACTGTCCCCCTGGCGTTCTTAGGCAGGGGCTTCGCGGTCACGAGACCGACGGCGGCATAAGCCGCGTCCTTCGTGGTGCAGGACCCGTCCGAGAAGAAGTAAACCCGAGCCGCGATGGAGTGGTCGGCTGGGACCGTGTCCAGCACTCCTCGGAGGTTCCCAGAGAAGGTGAAGGTGCCGTCCCCATTGTCCGTGCAAGTCGTCCAGGAAACGATCTCCCCCGTGTCGGCGAAGATGGCGAGGTTGTCCCCGCGCAGCAGTCCCGCCGCGTCCGTGGTCTCTGGAACAAGGCGGCTCATGTCCATCGCACCAGAGGCGATGGTGAAGCCGACTGGATCGTTCGCTGCTGTCCGGGCACCATAAGCAGAGAGCAGGACACCCGAGGGTGTGAAGTTCGTCAGCTTCCCACCCGACAAGAAGTAGCCCGATCCCTCATCGACCCAGACCTCGGCACCGAATGAAGTCTGGTCGCCACGGGCTGCGACCATGACCGCCCAGATCGTTTGCCCAACGAGATGATAAGGGGCTTCGAACAGGAACGCCGCAGACACGACAGCAGGAGCCGTGAGGGGGTCCGTCCAGCCCGACCCACCCGGAGGCGAGTAGGCTGCGGCTGCGACCGAGAAAATGTCCTCGCAGCAGTCCACCTCGATCTGGGGGTTCCCCAGGTCCCCGTAGCGGATCGCAATGGCCCGCACCACGAGATCGGTGAAGGACGGGCCAGTCGGGGGGACCCATGTCAGCTTGAACACGGAGCCCGGTCGAAGGACCCATGCGGTTCGGTCCAGCTTGAGGGTGAAGCGAGCGAGAGGGTAGGAGTGGGTCTTGAGTTCCCGGAAGGCGATGGCTTGTGCCGTCGTCGGGTTCGAGATGGCGTGATAGGTGAAGGACTCGGAAGCCATCTCCCCGCGCACAGCATAATTCGCGGACTCCTGGGCTTGGCAGATTTGATTCACGAAGCCCTGGGCACGGCAGATGAATTCGACCTTTGCTTCGTTGATGGTCTCAGACCATGCGCCCCGCGTGAACTTCGGGGCGTCCTGGAGATTGTCGATGGTGAAGGTCTGGAGGCCAGATACCACATAGTCGGCGCGGACCAGTTTCATCGTCCAGAGCCCCGTCGCTGGGTCCGTGAAGAGAACGGCGTCGATGGTTCGGCAGAGGTCCCCCAGTACGGAGTCGGCGGTCTGGTTCTGGTCGAGGTTGAAGGAGACCCCGAACTTCTCGGTGGCGAGGGTGTTCCCGCAGGCTTGGAAGCTGGCGATGTCAAAGCGGGCTGTCGGGATGCCGAGTCCGTAGTCGGTCGAGGTCATGATTTCGTAGATGCAGCAGGCGGGGTTCGCGTCGATCCCCCCGTCGGTCTGGATCAAGAAGGCGTCCCCAGCGATGAAGGCTATGGTCCCGGTATTGATCTTGAACACGACTTGGGCATGGGAGAAAGTGGTCCCGACCGTGGCGGTCCCCAGGCTCACGCCGTCCGACTTGCGAATGACGGTGAAGTGGGTCGCATCCGTGGCGGTGATGGTGAAGGCGTCGGTCACGGGCGTCCCGCCCAGGGCGACGAGGGTGAGGATGCCGTTCCCAGTTCCGGCGAAAGCGTTCCAGATCGGGGCGGGGCTGATGAGGTGCTTCCCGCCACTGAGCCCCAGCGTATTCGGGCATCGCTGGATCACGAACGACCAGTTCTTGAGATACTGGCTATTCCCCACATAGCAGTGATTCATCACGGCGTAGCAGAGCCCACGGAAGGCGGGCGCGACGGCTCCCCACTGGGCGGTGAGATAGCTGTCGGAGAGTTGAGTCTGGAGGCCACGGTAGAAGCTGACGAGCCCACTGATGCCGCCCTCACCCTCGTTCCCACCGAACGCCCCAGGATTGTTGATCGAGAGCTGCGTGTAGTTCTCGGGGGCCCCGACCACGACCTGCGTCGCTCCCATGTCCTTGTCGGCGACGAGGACTTGCTTCACGGCATCCACGGGTCCGTGGCACAGAGCCAGCATCATGCCCGCGAAGTACTGGTAGCCGGTCGTGACCTTCTTTTCACCGATGCCAAGGAAGCCCCCCGACTTCACCTTGATTGCCTGGACGGTGAGGTCTCCCCACCATGTCACATTCGGCCCGCCCATCTTGATCGTGCCGAAGATGACCGGAATCGGACGGCCTGCCTCGGCGGTCGGGATAGAGAAGTCCCCACGGCCCGCTGGCTGGGCGTCCTTGGGATGCTTCTGCATGAGCGCCGAGACAACGGTCGTGGCGACGAGAAGGAAGATTGCGAACCAGAAGCCCATCAGGTGAGCCCTCCATCGAACGGGTTCTTTTGCGGGATGCGAGCAAAGCCCCAGTGGTTCACAAGATTGTTGAACTTCACACCGCAGTCCACCTCGTGCCTCATGCACCCGGCATAGAGGTTCACGGAATCCCCAGGCGCGAGGGAAGCCATCGGATTGATTAGCTGGACGCTGGTCCCAGTGTGGTTCAGGATCATTCGCTTCTCGTCGCCCTTCTCCATGTAGCCCGCGTTCAGCCAGCCGTCGATCTTGGTTCCCGCGACGGCGACGGTGAAGGTGTCACCAGTCACGGTGAGGACGGTCCCAACCAGCTTGAAGGCGTTCTTGTCCACGCCGCAGCCGGGCCCGTAGAGAACCCGATTGCACTGTGACTGGTACTTCTGAATCGGGATAGTGCGGCGAAGGGCTTGCTGCTCGGGCTGGATCTCTAGTTCGCACTCGTCGGCGAAGGTTGCGCTGGCGACCCGCCCAGTGAAGTTCACAACGATGTCCGAGTCCCCGTCGTGCCCACGGAAGATGACCAGGGAGATCGGGCTGCTGGGGATGTAGGAGACAAAGCGGGATGCGAGGTCACAAGTGCGCGGGATCGTGACCTTGATCGACCCGCTGGTGAGTTCGTGGTCCTGGTTGATCTCGGTGCGTTCGATGGCCTCTGGCGTGTAGATTTGCGAGAGGTAGGACCGAGCCACATCGCCAGAGGTCATGCGCCAAACATCGAGCCCTTGGCTGGTGAACTGGTAGAGTTCGAAAGGTAGCCCCGAGTAGCGGCTGGTCTCCCTGGCTGAATAGGTCATGGCGTTTCCCTCGGGATTTCAACAATGGGAATCTGAGCCTCCGCGAAGGTTTGACTCCGCCACTGAATCGAGATGCTGTCGGCATCCAGGCGGCAGAACTGGAGGAACGAGACCATCGTCGTCGCGGGGACGCCCACGCCAGGGCTGGCATCCAGGGTGAGGCGTTCGGTCCCGTCTCCCACATCGACCGAGGAGGTGATCTTGCGGTAGAGGAAAGTCCCGTTCGCCAGCATGAAGGCGATGTAGCGTCGGGCGTTCGAGGGGTACTGGAATTTCGTGTAACCCTGGGTCTTGATGAGGAAAGTCGTGTCGGTCGAAAGGAGGTCGTTCACGGTGACCATGTCCGTCCGCCACGAGGCCATCCAGAAGGGGACCCCCCGCCCCTTCCGTGCGGCCAAGAAGGTGCGGAAGGCGTCGATGTTCGTCCTGCCATCGAGGAACCAGTTGAAGGCATGGGTCATGACTGGCGTCCCACCACGGTCATCGAGAGCCACCTTGCCGAGCCCTGGGTCGAAGCGAACGACGCTTCGGTTGAAGGTGTCCGTCACCTTGTCCCGAGAGTTCGGTTCAATCTCCAGCACATCGAAGGTGAGATAGGTCGTCATCAAAGCACCTCACATTCGAAGGCGACCTGGGCGATGGAGACGAAATTTGCCGGTCGGTCTAGCGGCTGTGAACCAGAGAGGCGTCCCCGCTTCATGGGGACGACGATGGTTCCCTTCGCCCATAGGTTCTGCGTCGGCGAGGTGAGGTTCACGGTCCCCGCCGAGAAGGTGCTGATGGTAAGCACCTCCCAGTTCTGTTGCCCACGCCATAGCATGACGAGACCGCCCGTGGCATAGGCTTTGAAGGTGGTAGTCACGGGGATGGCCGTGGAGCCCAGGACGAGGTCCGCCGCCAGGGTCGAGGCGTCCGGCCACCACGGGACGCCATAGATCCGGTGCTGCCAGCCCCAGAGCAGACCGTCGAAGTGGGCGCTGTCCTGCGGAGTGAGCGTCATTACGGTATAGGTCGCCTTGGACCTGGGCACGGTCCTCTGCTGGATGCGTTGCTCCATGTCCGACCATGCTTTGAGAACGACGGTCTTGTATTCGACCTCCTCTATAAAGCCCTGGCTCCAGTCGATATCTATGGAGAACGGCGTGAGCCGGGTCCCGGTGACTTCAAAGTCGGCCCCCGCCTCACCCGTGAAGACGAAGGTCACGAAGTCGTCCAGAGCAGACGCCCCGTCCTGGGGCTCGGTCACGGTGAAGACATAGGATTGATCTGGGGCGTAGAGCAGGGGAAGCGAGCCAGGGTTCGTCACGATGGTCCCGCCCGCGCCATTGATGGCGATGCCCGTCATCGTGGCATATACCTGCGCGTGGGCGTTCCAGACCTCCACGAAGAACACTTGGGTCGAGAGGACGAAGCCCAGCGCCTTGAGCCTGGGGTTCGTGATGAGGCGTTCGAATAAGAGCCCGTCGAACATTTGATGCTTAGTCCCCGTAAGGGGCCGCGAAACGACGGAGCAGACACCCTGGGGACCGGCATTACCCAGCACGAATGATGGGTTATCGCGACTGCAATTTGTCAGAGGTTGCCCAACGATGAGCGACACTGAGAGCCCGTTCGGTGGGCAGGACCGAGAATCCGAGGCGTACAGACCGGGTGAGTTCGTCATGGCTTAGGCGAATTTCTGAACCGCAAAATTCGGGAACATCATATAATTCTGGGCGCTTATCTGATAAATACCAGTCGCCTGAAAACCGTTGCCGACACCATTCGAGAAGAACAAATTAGGAACGTCACCAATGAGTGAATGGCCCGAAACATCGCGGGCCGCGAAAAGCCGAATCGGTAGAAGGTTGACCTGACTGTTCATGGCTGAAGTGCATCTTCCCTGCATTGTTGGCCCATATGTGGGGCTCTCTGTTGACGGCGCGGCGACGGCGGTATAGACCGATGAGTCCCCGTTTTTTCCTGTGTAGCCAAGCTGTGCCGTTGGGTCTGAACTAAAAGAAATCCATTTCGATGTGAATGAATCAACATCAATACGGACGAACGCGGAATGGTCCGAGTTTGCACCTCCAGCATGGTTGAATGGGCAGTTCGCGGTGACTGTCGTCCCAGGTGTCCCGGCAGGTAATCCGCCCCAGTACCCGCCAAACGCTGAAAAGAAGTAGGCTCCGCCCGTCCAGGTGCCAGCCTTCACGAGCGAAGAACCCCATCCCATACAGGTGAAGACGCCAGAGGTTTTTTCCACGACGACGACGATATTATCCGAGCCGTCGTCGAAGAAGTGGTAGCCGATCATAGCCCCCGTCACAAGCTGCATGAAGCAGCCCACCATATAGGCAACGGAGTTTCCGACAGGGCCTCCGGGTTGGGCGTTCCAGATCGAAGCCCCAGAGTAGCCCGTCCCCATGTAGAGACCGATACCAATTTGCCCGCCGGTGGAATACACTCCTCCAGCGAATAAGGTCTCTGACCCAGGCGTTGCTCTCAGATTGATGTAGTTCGCCCCTTTGTGAAGATGGGCCCTCCAGCCAGTGCCCTCAGAAATACTCGAATCAGTCGTCCAGCCTTGGGCGACAAGCCAAGTCACTAGGGTTTGGAGAAGGTTCGTGGGGCTCGTGGGGACGCCTGTCTGATAAGCAGCAGTCATCTCGTTCTCCTAGTCCATCCGCACGGCGGCGAAATCAATTTTGGTTGAGCGTCCGATGTTCTGAATTACGAGCCAGACATCGCGCCCGACGGTGATCGTGTTCTCGGGTGCTTGAAGGTGGCCGGTCGTCGCCCAGATACCGTCCATTCGACCGTATGTGTTCGGTGTGAAGTCGCTCAGAACCAGCGGAAGAATGGGATATGTGCCATCGAGATTCGGGCGGAGATCGGTCATATTCCCGGCGTATGGCCAGATGCTGCCCTGGGATGCGTTGAACTGTGTGCTTTCGAAGCCGATCCAAGTTCCATCGGGACGACGAAGGCGAAGCTGTGAAAGATAGTTCGTTGTGTCAGTGTGGGCACGATAGAACGCCGAGAGGCTGGTTGTCCCGTTCGAATATGCCCAGTTTACTGAGGTCGCAGCAGGCTCAATGTTGAACGCCATCGAGCCTCCGATGGCGATGGGATAGCTCCACTGACTCGGAAGAGCATACTGTTCAATGAATCCCAGATAGGCCGACATATAGTTCGTCGATACCTTCGCCACGATGATGACCCGCCGACCGTTCGCGAAGAACCAGTATGGAATCGACGAATTCCAAAGGGGCAGCACCGGGCCGCGAAGCGTGGCCGAATTCACAATAGAACCCGGCTGGAGACCGAAGTCGATGACGGGCGTGTAGGCAGTGAAGCCGCCGAGTTGCCAGTTGTAATAGCCGACCGGATCGGTGAAGTAGCGAGCCCCGACAAAGATCGAATCAAGGTTGCCGTTTCCCGGAGCCATCCAGATGTACTCGCTCCCGGCGACGCCCCGCTGCTGGACCCAGGCTGGCGTCATCACGAAGGAGACCGTGTCCCCGGAGACCCAGGCGACGCCACCCGTGGCGATGGTGAAGGAGACCCGTGCATGGGTGAACAGGGTCCCCGCCGTGCCAGAGCCCATCGCACCCGTCACGGAGCCCACCACAGAGAACGCCGTGGGGCTGCTAAATGTGGCTGTGATGGTTTCCTGGACGCTGGTCGCCGAACCAATGGTGCCCGAGATGAGCCCGTTCCCCGTGCCCGTGTACTGCGGCTGGAGGGTGTGCCCCTTGAGCAAGAAGGCGTTCAGCTTGTCGAGGAGGTCCGTCGCATTCGTCGCGGTTCCAATTTCCATGCTCATGAATTACCTCCCGATGGCCGTTGAGACCTTCTTCTGGTTCCTGGAGAGACCCTGGATGATGTCTCGTTGCCCGTCCGCGCTTTTCGTGTACGCCTTTATCTGCTTCATCACCACGCCCTCCTCCAGCCCGAAGGATGCGTCCAGTGCCACGCCCTGCCCCATCGCGTCCTTGGCAGAGACCAGCCCTCCAGTGGCGAACCTGGGCCCCGCAGAGCCACGCAATCCCCCGCCGTTCAGAGCGGCCAGCATGGATAGAACCCCAGGCTGGGCGACGGCTGCGGAGCGCACCACGAACTCCCCGTGGGAAAGCATGGCTGGGATCGAATCGCTGGTCCCAGTTCCGGGCCCGGAGACCTGACCGCCTTCGGCATACTTCGCCACATAGCCGCCAGTCGAGAAGCCCATCGCGGAGGCGGCTTCCATCATCTGCTGGATGGCAATGTTCGCCAGCATCTGCGCTGCCATCTTGCGGAGCGAGTCCACGACGGACAAGGCGAGACCTTTCATCGCGTCCCCGAACGAGTTCGCCCCCTCGATCCCAGTGGTGAAGAAGTTCACGAGATCCGAGTTCAGTGACGATTCCAGACCCGACTTGAACTTGCCCATCTCGACGGCGTCCTGGTCAGCCGAGACCGCAAGATCGTCCAGCTTCAGCTTGTATTCCTCTGCCGCATTGATCTCCTCGGGCGTGACCGCCGAGTCCCGCATGGCCTGGGCGTACTCGCGAAGGGTGGGAAGGAGGGTATTGACTGCGGCCTGGTACTGCTGGGCGGCTTGCGTGGGGAACAGTTCTCCGCCCTTCTCCTTCGTGTCGATGCTCTGCTTGAGCATCCCCAGGGCGTCGGTCCCAGCCCCGGCCTGGGTCTGGTTCTCCTTGAATATGGCCCCCTGCTTCTGCGCGGCCGCCAGCTTGTCCACAGTCGCGGGGTCGATGCCCTGCTTCTTGAGTTCAACGGCCTGGGCGTCGATCTTCGCGATGGCGGCGGCGTAGGTCAGACCCTGCGCCTCCATGATCTGGGTCTCCAGTTCAAGCCGCTTCTTCCCGAGGTCCTCCAGCTTGATCCGTTCCTCGTCGGTCATCGCGTTCCGGGCGGTCTGTTGGTCGATCTTCTTCGCCTGGATCTGGGCGTCGATGGCTGCGAGTTCTTGTGCCTTCTTCATGGCAGCGCCAGGATCGTTCGGGTCCAGCATTTCGTTCGCGATGGCCGTTCGCTTCTTCTTTAGGGCCTCCAGTTCCGAAGCGTTCAGGGCCTCAATGGACTCACGCCGAAGCCGATAGTACTCCTTCAGGTCGATGATTTGGCCGTCGTAGAGTTCCTTGTCCATCTCCTGCTGGGCTTTGATGTTCGCTTGCTTGACGGCGAGTTCATTCGTCGCCTGCCCCTGGGCGGTCGCAGACAGGTCCTTGGACAGCTTGATCGCCCGTTCTTGGGCAAGCACAGCGGCTTCCCGGGCCGCACTGTCCTGCGCCTTGACAGCGTCCCCGACAGTCTTCCCGACCATGTCCACGGAAATGACCATCTTCGAAAGGTCGCTCCGGGAGCCGTTCCCCTGATTCATCGCGCCCACCAGCTTGCCCATCTGTTCGGCTTGCTGCCCCAACGGCAGTTTCGCGATCTGGGCGCGGATCTTCGCGATCTTCTCCGGCAGGGCTTTGATGGCGTCATTCAGAGGTCGGTCCATTTCCTCGACCACGCCCGCGATCTCCGCCTTCAATGATCGAAAGAAGGCCAGCGGCCCGCCTGCTCCGGGGATCAGCAGCTTCGACCAGTCCACCATCGTCATAGCGCCGATGAAGCGGCCGATCAGTTCGATGCCGATGGTGAACGACTGAATGATGGTTCCGATCCCTTCACCCATCACGGCCCAGAATCCCTTCGACGCCGCGGTGTTCGCCTCCATCTGCCGGGTGATGCCCAGCAGGGATGGCATCATCCCCCCGGCAAACGCGAGGGCGGTCGCCTGGACGGTCTTCTCCATGACCTTGAATTCATCGTTCAGGGTCTCCGCCGCAGCCACGGTCTCGGCGTTCATCACGAGACCCAGCTTCTCGGCCTTCGCCTTCAGTTCTTCAAAGCCGGAGCCAGAGAGTTCCTGCATCATCGGAATAAGGTCCTGACCGGACTTCCCGAAGATCTTCACGGCGGCGTTTGTCTGGAGCAGCCCCGGAGGGAGTTTTGCGATGCTGTTCGCGATCTTCAAGAAAGCGTCATCAGGCTTCAACCCTATCAATTCCTTCGACGAAAGCCCGATCTGACGGAAGCCGATGGCCGCAGCCCCGCCCCCGGTCTCCAGATCGTACATGGCGACCTGCATCTTCTTTAGACCCTTCCCCAGAGCCTCGACCCCCACATTCGCCAGATCAGCGCCGAGCCCCAGGACTGAAAGGGTATCGACCGAGATCCCTGTCTTCTTGGACAGCTTCGCCATCTGGTCCCCGGCTTCGATGGCGCTCTTGGTGAGGTCCACTAGCCCCCTGACGCCCTCCGCAAGACCGATGGCGGGGATGAGACCCTTCAGGTCGCTCATCGCCTCGCCCATTAGCTTGAAGCCACCCCCGCCCTTCTTGGCATCGTCACCAGCCTTCTTCGCTTGGGCGGAGACCTTCTGCAAGGCGCGGACCACTTCGTCCACGCCCTCGGCAGATAGCTTGACTCGGATGTCTGGGGCTGTGGCCATCGGTTCAGTCCTTCAGGATGTCGGGGACCTGGGGGGGCTTACCCTGCTCCTTCTGCCACGGAGCGAGGATCGCGAAGATGACGGTCTCCTGGAAGTAGCTTGCTCGGGCTTCCTTCTTCAGCTTCTGTTCGTAGGACAGGAGGGCTTCACGCAAGGGCCAGGAGAGGACGACTTCAAAGCGATCTGGAGACCAGCCGGAGAGTTCACGGACCAGAAGATTCCAGTCCCCGAAATCTACTCCCCAGCGTTCTCGCTGGGGCTGCTGGGTTCGGGACCGTCCTCCACTCCCTCGGTCAAAGAGCCGTGGGAAATCTTCAAAGAGGCGATCCCGGACCTGAAAAAACCTATCAGCATGGACGCGGTCAACGGTTTCACGGCGTCCTTGTCCTCCTTCGCGGTGAGCAGTTCGATGTGCCTCGTAACCTCGGCAGCGGTCGCCGGGGTCCAGTCCTTCATGTCCAAGCCTTCGGGGACCAGCAGCCCCCCGAGCAGCACGAGGGCAAGGTCGGAGTCCATCAGCCGCCCCAAGATCTCGTCCACGAAGTCCTCGACGGTTGTTCCGGGCTTGGCCTCGATGCGGTTCAGGCCTGCCTTCCGTGCTTGACCCATCAGCCAGAAGTCATGCCGCACGGTACTGTTCTCCACCCGCACGAATCGGCGTCCCCCGAGTTCTACTGCTTCGCTCATTCCATCCTCCAGAAATAGGGGCGAGGGGTTGAGTCCTCGCCCCGGTTCATTCATCCGATCTCAGGCTAAAGCTGCTGGGCCTGGAAGAACTGGTTCCCTGCGGCCTGACTCGTATCCTGGAGGCAAGCAGCCTTGAAGCCGATCTCGGCGTAGTCGTTCCCGATGAAGCCGATAGCCCCGTCAGGCTGCATGGACGCCCTCCAGACATCGACGACATAGCGGGGCCCCACGGCGTCGGTCGCGCTGCGGAACCGCAAAGCACCAAGCAGAAGGGCGTTCGAGAGGGCCTGGACGATGGGAGTCGTGATAGTCGGGTAAGTGCCCGTCCAGAGCAGCGTGTCCCCGTCAGTGATGTTCGTCGCACCGGGGAGGATGGTGATGAGCCCGGAGTCGCTGTCATAGGTGTAGTCCGTGCCAGAGGTCAGCGCGGTCGAGGGGGACTTCTTGGCGCTGGTCACGACGATCTTCCGCTTCCCGGTGTCGAGGGCGGAGCCCTTCTTGACGATGGCGGGGGCGGTGGTGAGGTCGGTCGCGGTGCCCGT